ACTTCATCTCCACACCAAGGCACTTTATCTCTGGATAATCAATCTTGGGCAAATGACGCCAAACGGACAAATTGTCATCACCACAAAAAAGAGCGAAGTCCCAGAGAAATTTGACCCAGAACAGGGACCACAAGCCGACGCCTTTGAACAAATACTTGGCATGAAACCAAGCAATCAAAGCACAAACAAGGGCGTTCATTAGCACATTGCCAAAATAAGTCCAATTTAACCCAGAGGCCAGCGACCACTCCCCATCCAAAAGCAACTTGAGCGCTGGGCAATACAAAACCCAATTGTGTTGAGCATCCATAAAGTCGCAGACCAAACGGTACAGGGCCGCTGGGACATTTCTTTTAATCCAGCCGCGAATTAGATACTCTGTGTGTTCATTGTGGCTGGCGTCCATCTGCGTGAAATCATTTTCAACAATGTGTCCGCCCAAAACATAAGCCTCAAATTCGGCACCCATTTTGTCCAGGTTCATGCCATGCAAACCAAGAACTCTCGTCCTAGGTAAATTCGCGATCGCTGCTTTGAACGCAACAGCAGTGGCAGCAGCCCGTAAAAGAGTGTGTATGGGGTTCGAGACGTTGACAGGTTGAGAACCTTTTGTGTAAGCCTTGTTGATTTCCTTCTGCCATCTCTCAAACTGCCAACGTTCCTCCAAGCCTTTCCTCAAAAGAGACATACTCGGCGCCTTTATTTGAGTTTTGATTATGGTTCGTAGCAACTGAGGCGGACAATCAACGGGCGCATACTTCTCAAACAACTTGCTCAGCACATCAGTTCCTTCACCAACATTGGCTATTTTGTCTGCCTGCGTTTCCCAAAAATCCGAAATTGCACTTTCAAAGGATTCAATAGTGACCACTCCCGGATTCGGCGATAACTTCTTCAAATCGCTTAAGAAGCAATCGTAGTTGTTCTGGTCCTGTTTCTCCAATTTCTTCTTCCTCTGTTGAATGTTCTTGCCACGCGAAGCCAATGTCGACAAAGTGAGAAAAGGGTCCGAAGCCGATTGCACCATGTTGGCACCAGCAACACGATAACCTTCGCAAGCAATCCCAGTTGTCGAAGCAAAGGATTTGCAAACGACAGGACACTTGTACTGATCGATCGGATTCCGCCACATTCGTATGCCACTCAAATCAAGATCATAGGCCCCTGAACCAACTCGGAAGTACTGAGTCTCATTGCTTATGTTGTTTGTCAAACTAAGGATTCCAATAACCGTGTCAATTGAAACCCGATCAATGGTTTGACAACCACCCGAATCTAAATGCCAGTTGCCAAAAAGTTCTCTACGCATATCTTTAAACGGGTAGCTGACCACCTTGAAACCACCTGGGGCAAGAGCCAAATCGTCCACTCTGCCTGCTTTGACATGCGACTCCGGCACCACGTACGGCTCGTAAATCGAAAGTTGTCGTCGACTGTACGAGACCGTCGGGTCAAGTGCCCTTTTAGTTCGAACCGCTTGCAGCATGGAATTCGTTTTCTGCCTTTCCAACTTGATCGCATCTGACGGAACAACAGGCCCGAAAGCACCGACTTTCACCTTTCCACGTTGTTGTGAACGCAACCGATTAAGTTCTTTTTGCAAAACTGTTTGATGCACACTTTTCTGCGCTTTCGCCTTCCTCGCAAGGTCGTACATCTTGCTAGTGTAACTTTTGAGA